TATAAGTTCTTCTTTGTAATATTTCCGTGGCAGTTGTTACAGCATTTTTAGTACCATCTTTTAATGTTCCAAAATAAGCTTTTAAATAATTTTGAACTTCTTGTTGTTCTTTTAATATTTTTTCTAAATTTTGGTTTTTAGTTCCTAAAATCTTCTCACCATCTCTTATTTGTTTTACAGCTTCACTATATGCACTATGTTTTTCAAGTGCTAAATCTATTTTTTCTTTTGTAAATTGCATTATAAACCTTTATATTTGTTCTTCTATTTGTTCTATGATATATAAAAAAGATTTTTTATCATAGTTCTTGTCAAGCATTTCTTCCAATTGGTCATCTTCTATATTACTTAATCCATCTAGTAAACATTTATCTATGTCTCTACCTATTAAATTTATAAATTCTTTAGGATGAGTTTGAAAAGTAGAATTTTTTACATATACTGATAAAACTAACATACTGTATTTTTTTAAAAGCGAAACAAATCTTTGTTTTGTTTTCCCTTTATTTCCATTTTTTCTAGGGTTACCATCTTTAGTTGTCAATTGTTTTAGTCTGTTGCTATGAATATCCCAACAATAGTTAAAAACTTCATCTATTATTTGTTGGTCAGGTTCAGAAGTAGGCTCAACAATAAGTGAATCTTTAGATTCGCAAAAAACGCCTTTATCTTCTCTTACCTTCTCTTCTCTTACCTTAGCTTCTATTGGGCTAGAAGATAGATTAGAAGATAGATTAGAAGATAGATTAGAAGATAGATTAGAAGATAGATTAGAAGGATTAATATTAATCTTTTTCATCATAAATTTACCTTTTTTATATACTTCTAAAATCCCTAAGTCTTGTAATTTTTCAAAATGATTATAAACAGTTTGCATGGAATTGCATCTAATTTGTTGCTTAATTTGTTCCATACTAACAAATGTACTACAATTTTCTTCATCGCAGTACATTATCAGAGTATCAAGTGTTTTTTTAGATGTTTGATAGTCTATTTCTTTTGATATATCATCAAACTTAATATTATTTGCTAATTTTTGAAGCTCCCAATTCATTTTTTTGTAGCCTTTTTAATTAATAAATTCCAATTTTTTCTTGGTTTTAAATTATAATTTACATTTGAATTCAATACATAATCTATATTACTATTTATAAAGTTTACAATTTCATAAAGTGTAAAAGTACAAAATGAATCTTCACTTACATATTTTTCATCTTGTTGAATAGAATAATCAAAGTATGAACTATTATAAACAAATTCTTGATTATTATTGTCTGTTATAATAAATTTGATTAATACCAAACTATCTTTCACATTTTTTTTATCTTGTTGGATGCTTGAAATTGAATCAACATTAACTAAAGAACCACATTGAGTTTGTATAAATTTACTCATAAAATACTTTCAGACAATGAAAAATTAAGGGGAGAATAATTGAAGTGTCCAGTTTCATTTTCTCGGCTAAGCCCTTTACAAGTAGGTAGAAACTGGACGAAACGACCTACTTATAAAAAGCTTTCAAGAATTATACATAATTAAATATAAATTTAAGTTTAAATAGTTATACTTCCCTTTTATTGATTAAGATTATTTTAGTATTAAGCAACTTTCTTTTAGAGGGTTGCTTTTTTAATGTTCAATTTATTTTAATTTGCTATAATTTGATTAAAGAAAAAAGAGAGGTTAAGAGAATGAAAAAGATTTTAATGATAGGATTGATAACAACTGGATTATTTGCAAGTTGCGAGTATGAGTATAATTCATTTGTTAAAAATAAAAATACCACTTACGATTTTATAAAATATAATGGTGGTGATATTAATATTTGTTCTAGTAATGATTTTACAATAACTAAAGCGATTAGAGCAAAACAAGAATGTAAAGATGAAAAGATACAAAAAGAGATTATTAATTACTTAGATGGTGACGGGAAAAAGATTAAAGATACTTGTTTAAATTTTGGGTATAAGTAAGGCTTGATATGGCAATTAGTCAAGATAAATGGAATAAGGCTAAAGAATATTTTGAAGCTGGATTATCATTATCTGAAATAGTATTAAGAACTGAAATATCAAAAGCACAGATAAGTAAAAAATCAAAAATAGAGAATTGGGAAAAAGGAAACGAAAAGAAACAACTAATTTCCCAAGCAATCGAAGTTGCTATAAAAAAAGAAACACTAAAAGAAACAGCACTTGAAGTTCATAATGAGATTGTAAACGAACAACTAAGAAGACAAAATCTAGTATTCAATGCAAGTGAAAAAGCTTTAAAGAAATTAGATTCATTAATTGATATGACTGAAGATGCACAAGATATGAAACATATAGTTGATTCAATCGACAAAGCATCAATAACCCTAGGCGTAAATCAAAGACACGCAAACAGTCAGGTTAATATTTCTAATACTAATGCAGTTCAAAGTAATCTATCAGTAGAGTGGGAATGAAAATATCCTTAAACGCTAAACTAAAACCATTTGCAACTATTCCGATGAGGTACAAGGTTGCTTATGGTGGTCGTGGTAGTTCTAAATCTTGGACCATTGCAAGAATACTTTTATTAAAAGCCATGGAAAAACCTATAAGAGTTTTATGCTTAAGGGAAATTCAAGACTCAATCAAAGATTCAGTTCATAAGCTTTTGAAAGACCAGATAGACTTATTAGAGCTTCAAGGCTTCACGGTTCAAAATGATTCTATTAAGCACGAAAACGGAAGTGAATTTTTATTTAAAGGTTTATATTCTAATCTATCTAAAATCAAATCTTTTGAGGGTGTAGATATTGCTTGGATTGAAGAGGGAGAAAGTATATCTGCTTTATCTTGGCAAATACTAGACCCAACAATAAGAAAGCCTAATAGTGAGATATGGATTAGTTTTAATCCACGATATGAAAACGATGTAATTTATAGTAACTTTGTTATTAACAGTCCTGATAATGCAATTGTAATAAAAGTAAACTGGAATGATAATAAATATTTTCCAAAAGAACTTGAAAAGCAAAAAGATACAATGGCTATAAATGACCCTGATTTGTATTTGCATATTTGGGAGGGACAACTTAAAAAGAATACAAGTGAATTAATCTTTAATAATAAATGGTTGATTGATGAATTTGATACTCCTGATAATATTCACTTTTATTATGGTGCAGACTGGGGATTTAGTCAAGACCCTAATACAGTAAATCGTGCATACATTGGAAAATATAAAGATATGAATAATTGCTTATTTCTTGATTATGAGATTAACGATAGACCTTATAGCGAAGAACAAAAGAACACATCAACAGATTTAAAACAATTACCTAGCTTATGGGATAAAATGCCTAATATCAGAAAACATAAAGTAAATGCTGATAGTGCTAGACCTGAAACAATTTCACATTTAAAAGGCGAGGGTTTTAAAGTTGTTGGAGCTGTAAAAGGTAAAGGAAGTATTGAAGATGGTATTGAGTTTATGCGAAGTTTTGATAAAATAGTTATTCATAAAAGGTGTATCAATACTATCTTTGAATTTGGTAATTATAAATTTAAAGTTGATGCTAAATCGGGTCAAGTTACTAATCAAATAGTGGATAAATATAATCATCATGTTGACGCTATTAGATACGCCTTAGAGCCTATCTATAAAAAAGGTGTTACTGGCTTAAATGCTAATATGTTTTAAATTAAATTAAAGGAATAAAATGACAATAGAAGAACAAAATCAAAGCTTAGAACAAATCAAACAATGGAACGATAACGGGGAATTTGTTATCAACGATAGAACTTATAAATTAACTGGATTAAGTCATCAGTTTAGAGTTGAAGTGTTATCAATTTATTCACAAATTGAAGCTAATATTATTATGGGAAATTATCAATTCTTACAAAGAGATGATTTTAAAAAGGTTATGACAAAAGTTGATGATAGAGTTTTATATGATGGTATGCAGTTGTCTAAGTTGCCTAAACACTTTGAAGAGTATGCTGAAGATTATTTAGATTATATTGCAATTAGTATGAAAGTGATTGTTTACCCTTTTTATTGCAAAAAGCTGAACCAAAGTTAAACGGGTACTACAATAGTAGCAATATATGGTCAAAGTGGATAAGTTCTCATAACATAGAAGATTTAAACTTGTTGTTTTTTTCATTAGTTAAAAAAGGTTACGGCTCATTAAAAGAGGTTAGAGAATTTGATACTAATGAAATAATGCAAATGTTAGAATATGAGTATTTACTTGGGGCTATTGAATTTTTAGAATATGAAGAGATGAAAAGCGAAAGAAATTAATAATACTTTAAATGTTGTTTTTGTATAATATCGATATATCTATCATATTAAGTTCTCAATTTAGCCATTCCAATTAATTTTGGGGTGGCTTTTTTTAGTTATAATTAAAACAAAAAAGGATTTACATGGCTACAACACCAAGTAAAAAGTTAATCAATGACTTAGTTTATACTAGAATCATTAATAATTCAACTGAATATTTAATCCAAAATGTAGGGTCAAGCACTGTATATGTTGCTGCAAGTGATGCTGATTTGGGTGCAACAACTGCTACTGATTTAGGTGGATATAAATTAGGTACACTTATGGGTATTGATAATGCTAAATTAAAAGATTATGCTTATGTATATGCTAAAAGTTTAAATAGTTCTGGAATAGTGAGCTGTTAAGATGTTTAATTTATTTAAGCCGTTTGATATGCTTACTATAAATTCAAATGGTATAGTTGCATACAACCCTCTAATCAACTATGATTGGAGTACAACTACTACAAGTGGATTAAGATACTTAAAAGATGTAGGAAGTACACCAACTTATAATGCAAGTATGTATTTCGGGAGAGGTGCTTATTTAAATGGTGTGGACCAGAGCATAGAGCATAATGCTATTTCTTCATCAGATAGTGTAGCCTACTCTTTTTGTGGTAAACAAATATTTACAAGTAATAGGTATAATCTATGGACTACTGATGTTGGTATATCTTATTATTTAGTTTTAAATACAGAGTATAAAAAGATATCATATGCTTTTAATAGTAACTATAATTATGTTCTAAATTTAACAAAGAATAGTATAAAATTATATGAAAACGGCTTACTTGTAATAAATATTACAACAACTGATATTCTTTATGGTGGTGCTAAAACTATTGGTAGTAGAGGAGGTTCTTATTATGGAGCAAGTTATTTAAAAGATTTCTATATCTTTGATAGAAATCTAACAGAAATAGAAATTACACAAGCATATGAACAACCAGAAGCATTCTATGCAATGGCTCAAGCTGATAGTAATTGTATGCTAAATATGCCTATGTGTGAAACATCAAGTACAGTTAGAAACTATAAAACTGGAATTGACTATCCAATCTCAAACTACACATCAAGCGTAAGAGATAATGCTAAAAACTTACAATATGGTTTACAGACTTGTAAATTTGTAAGAGATAGTTTAGGTGTTATTCAAAGTGCTAGTGATTATTTGGTGTGTAATGGAGTTGGATATGCAATTATTCCAAGTCATGCTGATACAGTAAATATAAAAATGACTGTAAATCCTACTTCTTTAAGTGGTAATTTATTGAGTGGCGGAGTAACTAAAACTTTAACTGGATTAACTTTAAATGTAGATAATGATGTAGTGATAAGTAATGTTACTCCAATTGGTGCTATTACTTTAGCTAGTGGTTTTAGTGGTACGATAAAAACATATACAGAGGAATTAGTATGATATACAATTTAGAGAAAGATTTTATGAGTGCATATAGTTATGTACTTATACCAAAAGCAATGAAAGAAAGTAAAGTTGAACTTAGAAAGTTTGGTAAATTTGATGTAGAAGATGCAAGTAACGATGAATTGGATTTGCTTACACCTACTGATTATATGACTATTCAAGAGTTAGAAGATAGTGTAGAAGCATTTAATCCGTTTGAAGTTAAAGGTAATTTAATTGCTTGTAGATTTCCAATGACTGCTATGGAGATATATGGAATAATAGCTTATTTGGAAGCTAAAGGATTAGTGAATATTCTATCAGGTAACGATGGGTTTGGTACAAGTGTAAAGACTATTGATTGGAATAATATTCCGGCTAACGCATTTGCCATTTGTATGGTTCAAGAAATGGTTGAGGTGCCGAGAGTGGAAGAGGTAATAGAATGAAGAAATTAACAATAGATGGATTTTTTGATGTTCTTCGTTCACTTGGTGGAAAAAGAGATATTACACAAAGTGCGAGTTATATATCTGCTAATCTAAAATCATATCATAGGCAACAACTAAATGACCTATATTCTACTAATTGGATTGCTTCAAAGGCTGTAAATATTCCCATTGATGATGCTTTAAAAGATGGAGTTAGTTTATCTTTAGAAGATACAAAACAATTAGAGATATTTGAAAAAGGTCTAAAAGCTTTTAAAGTTGATGAAAAAATAACTAACTTAGCCAAATGGTCTAAAGTTTTCGGTGGTGCCGTTATTGTAATAGTTACCAATGAAGATACTATGGATACACCTTTAATTATTGATAATCTTAAACAAGGACAATTAAAAAACTTAGTTGTATTAGATAAATTTGATATTACAAGCGTTGAACTTGAAAGAGATCCATTAAGTCAAAATTATCTTAAGCCTATTTATTACCAAATTGCAAAAGGTGGCGGAAATGTTCATCATTCAAGAGTTGTTCATCTAGATGGTGAGAATACTACTAACTACAATAGAGAACTTATGAACGGTTGGGGATTGTCTGTA